CGCCAGTGGGCCGTCGCCGTGTGCACCGCCGAGGTCGCCCACCGCGCCGCCGACTTCGCCCGCTGCGAGCGCCTGCTGGGCTACGACTTCGACCGCTGGGCCGAGCCGACCTGTGTCGAGATGGGCCAGTTCGCGCACGAAGCGCATGCCGGGGCCGCGCTGGTTTGGCTGTCGCACCTCCAGACGCACGAGAGCGACCGCCGCGCCGCATGGGACTGCCTGCCGTTCGACATGTGGACGAAGAAGCGCCGCGCCGCCTGGATCGCCAAGCGTCGGGTGCTGTGGGCCGGATTTCTCAATGCCGTGCGGAACTACAAGGCAGCAAAAGGAGAAGGACGATGAACAAGCATAAGATGGTCGCCTACGCGCCGTTCGGGCTGGAGCCCGACGCGATTGAGGTGTTGATCACGTTCACATTTCTGCCGGGCGCTCGCGCCACGCGCATCGACCCCGCCGATCCTGCCGAGGTCGAGTTCGTCAGCGCCACCGCCACGCTGCACACCCTCGACACGGGCATGCAGGCGATGCTGGACGACTGGGCGCGCGAGTATCTGGGCGACGCGGGTTACAGCGACGCCTGCGCCGCTGCCGAGGACGACAACACCAGCGCACGCGAGGATGCGGCCGACTATCGGCGCCGTGCCGCTCGCGATGACGCTCTGACGGAGCGCGGCACCGACGAACAGCGGGCTTGGTACGACACCAGCGAGGAACTGAAATGACCGACAAAGACAAGATCATCCGCGCGCTGAAGCCGTTCGTGGAAGCCTACGCGAAGTCTGCCGATCCCATTGGCGACAGCGACTTGGACAACGAGCAGCCGCGCCACGTCACCGTGACCTTGGGCGACTGCCGGCGAGCCGCGAACTTGCTCGGCATCTATCCGACCGCAAAGGGGAAGTAAGCCATGCCTGACCAGACCATCCCGCGCTCGTCCGTCACCGTCCGCGCAATCGGCGTCGAGCTGAACGAGGCGATGAAGCTTCGCCAGATGCTTGGCGAGGACTGCGACCCGAAGCTGCTCCTTGATACCATCGAAGGCGAGACCAATCTGGCCGAGGCGTGCGTGTTCGTGCTGGAGCAGACGCACGAGGACGAGATTCTGATCGAAGGGCTGGCGGCGAAGATTGCCGAGCTTCAGGTCCGCAAAGGCCGCATGGAAAAGTCCGTCGAGAGCCGGCGCGGCGTGATCCTGATGGCGATGGATAAGGCGGGCCTTCAGACGATCAAGAGCCCGCTCGGCACGATGACCGCGCGACCGACGCCACCGAAGGCCAGCATCACAGACGAGGCGCTGATCCCCTCTAGGTTCTGGAAGCCCAGCGATCCCAAGCTCGACCGGGCCGCCGTGGCCGCAGCACTCAAGGCCGGCGAGGCCGTGCCCGGTGCCAGCCTGTCCAACGGCGGCCTGACCCTTTCCATCCGCATTAAGTGAGGAAACCATGAACAACGTCGTTCCAATGCAGACCCCGTCGCCGCTTCGCCCGCGCGACTACGACCCGTCGCAGCTTGCCCTGATCCGTCGCACCGTCGCAGCCGACACGACGCCGGATGAGTTCAACATGTTCATCGAGATTGCCAAGCGCGCCGGCCTCGATCCGTTCCGGAGGCAGCTTTACTGCATCGTGTATTCCAAGGATAAACCCGACAAGCGCAAGGTGACGTTCATCACCGGCATTGACGGCTTCCGCGCCGTCGCCGCTCGCAATCGGGACTACAGGCCCGGCGACGATGAGCCCGTCATCGTCTATGACGACGCCGCCAAAAACCCGGAGACCAATCCGCTCGGCATCGTGAAGGCCACCGTGAAGGCTCACAAGATGGCACCTTCTGGCGAGTGGTTCCCCGTGAGCGGCACCGCCTATTGGTCCGAGTTCGCGCCGCTCAAGGATGAGTGGCAGTGGAACGATGAGAAGGGCAAGCGTCTGCCGACCGGCCGCATCACGCTCGATCCCTCGTCCAACTGGTACAAGATGGGGCGGATAATGATTTGCAAGTGCGCCGAGGCCCAGGCGCTCCGCAAGGGCTGGCCAGAGGATCTGAGCGGCATCTACTCGCCCGAGGAGATGGAGCGTCCCATGCTGGACGTGACGCCCACGGATGCCATCGAGCAGCACGAGCAGGCGCAGCGCATGGCGCGCATCGGCGGGACCAACACCATCGCCGTGATCTGGAAGATGGCCGAGGCGCTGGAGGCCGTTCCGGTCGGCAAGCTGGCGGATCGGTGCATTGCCCACTTCGCCACGCTCGAGAGCGTGGGTGAACTGGAGTGGTGGTGGGCAACCAACGAAGTCTCGATGCGGCAGTTTTGGGCGCTGCACAAATCAGACGCGCTCAACGTGAAGGCCGAACACGAGGCCCGCAAGGCGGCGCTTGCCGGCTGACTTGTTGCCGAGCGTCCTGATCTGGGCGCTAGGACAGGCAACCTCTGACGAGGATTTGGACAAATGGTGGCACAAGCACAAGCGATTGATCGCGGGTTTGAGCGAGGCGGACCGCGTCCGGTTGTTGGAAGCCGGACGGGAAACCCGCGCCCGCATCAAAGCCGGACCCACAAGCAAAACCGCCTCCTGCATGCGGCGCTAAACGACATCGCGGATCAACTGCCGTGGCCTTCGGAGACTGGCGAACTGCACGATGCGATCTGGTGGAAGCGCCGGATCACCCTCCAATGGCTGATCGAGACAGGCGAGACGCCGGAGCTTGTCGAGAGCCTGGACGGGCTGCAATTCGCCCTCCTGCTCCCGCACACGAGCGACCTGACCACGAAGCAATGCGCCGCGCTGAACGAGTGGCTGTTCGTGTTCGGCCATCAACACGGCGTCACGTTCAAGAAGATTGAAGCATGACCACCCGCCGCTCCCTCTCCCCGCTACAGCGCCTCAAGGTGTTTGAAGCCGCAGGCGGACGCTGCCACTTGTGCGAGCTTCGCATCCAGGTCGGCCAGCCGTGGGACGTGGAGCATGTGCGGCCCCTTGCGCTGGACGGCGCGGACGACGCCGCCAACATGCGCCCGGCTCACAAGGCGTGCCACGCCGACAAAACCCGGACCGACGCGGCATCGTGGTCGAAGGCAAAGCGCGTCAAAGCGAAGCTGTACGGGGCTAAAAAGCCCTCCGCATGGCGCAAGCCGCCACCAGGATACAACGCATGGACACGACGAATAGAGCGATAGACTTGCCTGTAGGCCAATGGCGGAACCGCAAGGAATACGACGCTTGGTGGAGCAAAAACAGCATGGCGCACAACCGGCTTGCCGTCACAGATCCAGCGGAGTGGGAAAGAATCACAAAGGCTATCGAGGCATTCCATAGGAGAATTGAGACATGAGCGAGGAACTAAAGCCGTGCCCATGTGGAGGGCAGGTTTACGTCGGAGAACTCAAGTTCACCGGAGAGACACAATGGCACGTCGGCTGCATTAACTGCAACCGCGAATCTGGCAAGCACGCGGACAAGGCCGAGGCTATCGCCGCCTGGAACCGCCGCGCCTCCCCCACTCCGGAAGGAGGAGGGGGAGAGCGGGACGCTTTTGAGGTTTGGGCACACGCGGACCACCGCCGCATCGAGCCCGAGGAGTACGAAGAGCGCACGCCCGACAATAACCACTACTACGCCGACGACAGCACCAATCAGGCTTATGTCGGCTGGTGCGCCGCCCTCCTCTCCTCACCACGGGTGGAGGACGTGAGGCGTGATGCGCTGGAAGAAGCGGCGACGGTGGCGGATGAGACACAGGCAAGCGCACGCGAAGAGGTCGCATCCGACAAAGAGGAAATGGGCGAAGATTACGATCCGTATTCATTTGGCGCTGGGTTTTTAAGCGGCGAAATAACTGCGTCGATTAATATTGGGACGGCCATCCGTTCCCTCTCTCCCCCTGATGGGGATGGGAAACAGGAACAGGCTACGCGGGCCTCCGGCCCTACCGCGCCGACCGACCTACTGCAATCGAAGGAGTCCTATAAATGAGCGCCACGCAGAATACCTTGGAAGACTTGGTCGCCCGAGCGCGCGCCATCCGCGACGCTGGCTCTGACGTTCTTGACCTTGCGGGCTTCTGGCCGTTGATCGAGGTCGCCGCCGCCAATCTGCCGGCCCCGGACTACACGGCGATGACCGGCCCGGAACTGCTTCATGCGTGCCGCGATGACGCCCACAAGTGGGCCACCGCATTCTGCCAGCACGCGACGAAGCAAGGGCACGACATAGATCACGGCTGGATGGTCGGTTGGTTCGCCAACGCCATCGAGCATTCGCATGACGTTCGCACCGGCGGCGGCCCCGTGGTCATGCCGGACGGGTCCGCGTTCTTCGTGGCCGAAGTCAAATGACGGAGCAGGAGCGCGCCGACGTGCGGACGGCCTATCGCCCGCTGGTCGAGGGTCTCGCGGGAAAGCCGGGCACCGTCAGCTACGACGAATGGGCCGCTGCGGTTGATCGTGCGTTCCCGCCATCCCCCACCGATGGCGCGGCCTTCGACCCACCAAAGGTCAGGACCCAATAACCCCCATGGAGAGTAAGACAATGTCAGATTCAACTCGCTCCAAGGTATTAGAGGTGATGGCGGAAGCCGTGAGGGTTTCACGGATCAACGACGTGTACGACGCCGACGAAATCGCCTCCGACATTCTCGCGCACCTATCTGCAAAAGGGATGGCGGTCGTGCCGGTGGAACCGACTGCCGCGATGTTGGACGCCCTGCACGACAAGGTTTTGATTAGGGCAGATCCGGCGCTGCGCGAGTGCAGCATACTGAACGACCGCGAGACTTACGCCGCCATGCTCTCCGCCTCCCCTTACGGGAAAGCGCCGATGCAGGAAGCATCGGCGGAGCGCGAAGCGCGTAGCGAACAAATCCCCCCAGGGAAGGAGGAGAGCAAATGAGCGAGCGCAACTCAATCCCCTACCCGCCACGGGGGCTCAGCCGGGAAGAGGCGGCCCACTATATCGGCGTCGGCGCGACGACCTTCGACGGGCTGGTGCAGGACGGCCGGATGCCGAAGCCCATGAGGCTTGGCAAGCGTGTGATCTGGGATCGCCTGAAGGTCGAGGCGGCCTTCGTGGATCTGGACGAAGGCCGGGAGAACGTGATTGATCGTGCCTTGCGGCTGGCTGGCAGCCGCCGGTAGCTTTAGGCCATGGACAACCGCCCCTTTCTCTCCAGCTACAAGGACCGCCACGGAAAGACGCGCTGGCGATTCCGGCGGGGGAAGGCTGGCCGCCCTATGCCGGGCGCGCCGGGCGATGAGGCATTCGAGATTGCCTACGACGACGCCCTGAACGGCCGTGCGAGCGCCAAGGTCGTCTCCCATCCGAACAAGGCATTGCCGCGCACTCTGCGGGCCGCCTGGAGACTTGCCCCGGCCATCAGGAACGCCCCCAGCCGCAGAGCCGTTCGCCCTTCTCGTTGTGGGCTATAATGGCCCTCTCCGTCCGCTCTGCCATCCGATCGCTTGGCGCAAAATAGATCGGCTTGGCGACAAGGCAGAACGAGTCAGCGCTCCCATTTCCGGCGCAGCCTGCCAAGCTCGTCAGCGCCAGCACCATCAACGCGGTTTTCGACATTACGGGCCTCCGTGGCCTGTTGGTTAATGCGTTCGGCGGTTTCGGCTCGCTCCGCCTTCCGTCCGATGCCGATGAGCTTCAGGACGGCAATCAGGAGGAGGCCGACGAAGGCCCCCACGAAGGCGACCTTGGCCCAGATCCCGGAGAGCCAAACGGGGATCACGGGCTGATCTCCCCGGACTTCACGCGCCGGAACACCCGGCGGATCAGGTAGACCGCGGCAAGCGTGATCCCGACCGCTATCAGGGCCGTGTAGACGTGCCCGTTGGCGAGGGGGGATAGCAGGTCCCGGATACTCGCCGCCGTCCCTTGGGCAGATTTGGCGGCTTCTACGGCGGCATTCACGGCCTCGACCGCCGGCTTGATGTTCTCGACCGCTAGGGCCGTTGCGCCTGCCGCCACGCCGACGTTCGTCAGCACCGCTTTGGACGAGCCTGCGCCCGGCGGCGGCTTCACGTCCTGCGGCATGGGGCGCGGCAGCTCGTTCTGCATCGGCTCAAAAAACATGGCGGTTTCGCGCGCCCGCCGGGCAACCAGCGCAGAGTTCACACCGAACTTGTCGCGATTCCACAGGCTGATCGCGTCGCCCGCTTCCTTGAACTTCCCGGCCTTCCAGTTGCGGACCACGCTGGACGAGGCAAACCCGCCCTTGCCGATGTTGAAGGCCAGCGAGACGCAGGCGTTGAACTGGTTGTCGTTGGGCTTCTCGCCCGCCGGTCCGACCATGTTCTGCTCAACCACCGCCTCCGCCCAGTCCGTATCCTTGTCGAACAGGGCGCGGGATTCCTCCTTGGTGATGGTCTGGCCGGGGAACACGTCAGATCCAGTGTGGCCGACGCCGATGGTCAGGACGCCCTGCACCACGTCGCCGGGATTGATCCGCTTGCCGGTGTGGTCGTCGTAGGCGAACAGGCGCTCGCCCTCCTGTTCCGTCAGGAAGTCGTAGCCGCGCGTCGTCATCTGTCGCATGGGTTTCCTTTCTCTCGTTGCCGCATTTCACGCATCAGAACCTCAAGCCCGTCCTGGACGAGGTTGCGCAGCTCGCCCATGGACACGGGGAAAGACAGGTCGCGCTCGGATGCGGCATCCCACACCTTGAGCCGTAGCGGCTGCCCGTGTTCGGCAATGATGCGCGGCATGGGGCTCATTTCAGGCCCGGTGCAGGAATTTATCGAAGAGCGCCCACGCCGCTGCGATAATCATGGCCAGGATGCCGCCGACCTTCAGAGCAAGCCACAAGGCGCCCTTCCCCATGTCGGCGATGCTGGTCAGGTGATCGAGTTTGGCCTCGATCGACTCCAGGGATTTCTGCTGCCCGGCGACGATCTGCTCGACCTTTGCCAGCCGGTCCCGCTCGTCAGGGCTCATGATGGACACGTGCCCCTCTCCCTGCCTACGCTCATGTCAGCCTCCGTGCAGGTCTTCTGGTCCGCGTTGGGGTTAGGGCTCCGGGGTAGATGGCCGTCTGCTCCGGGGCCTGCTGCTTAAACTCCTACGCCCACACGACGGGCGGATCGGTCAGATCGCGCTGCACACCAGCCCCTTCAATTGCCGTCGTGATCGTCTCGTAGCCGACAAAAGCGTCGTTGAGCCGAAGCAGTCGGCGCCATTCAGGTCGGTGTTGGGATTGTCCGACTGGAACTGCGAGTAATCGCGATACCGCGTGTAGGATGTGGGGGTCGTCATTGTGCGTCCGCCACAAGGTTGTCATCAGTCCTCGAAAGGGCGGCGGCAATCAGCTTCAACGCCTCGATCCGCAGGTCTGCATCGGCACCTTTCAACGGCACTTCGTTTGCCAGTTGGGCGATAACCTTAAACGCATTTTCATTGGTCATAGTGATAGCCTTTTAGATGATGCAGGGGATGCGATACGCCTGCCCGGTGCTGTCGGTGATGACAATGGATGCGTTCGTCGTCGCCGCCAGTGCGCCAGCGACCAGCCCAGTGGTCGCGGCGTTTCCAAGCGTCAGTGTCTTGCCAGAGGCGATCTTGAAGTTCTGCGCGCTGGTGACGAGTGCAGGGGCAATCGTGAAGGTCACAGCAGGAGCGCCACCGTTTGCTACCAAGAAATCAAAGGTAATGGAGTTGCCGCCATTGGTCGTTGCGCGGATAAGACCGTCGCGGCTATTAGCACCGTTGCCGGTGGGGTCGAATGACAAAGCAACGCCGGTACTAGCGGTGCTGCCAGCGTTCATCAGGACCATTCCGTAAGTCGTCGCGCCTGCGCTGTCCTGCCGGATGCGAACCTGCTCCGTGCCAACGACAGAAGTGCCAATCGCGATTTGGCCGGCGTGATAACTCTTTGCGGTGCCGCTGAAATACAAGCCCCACTTGCCTGTGCCCGACGCCATCGCTGACTGATACGCCGCTGTGATAGGAGCGCCCTCTGTCATGTTGCCGACTGACACACCGTAAGCCGCCGTCGTGACACGGGTACCGTGGCCTAGGTTGCCAACTTGGAAACCAGTCATCGTGCCAATCGTGCCTGTGCCGTCTAGCAGATCGACGTCACCGGCTTCAAACACAGCCGCAGTTGTGATCGTTCCGCCAGTACCTTCGTGGGCAATATGACCCCGCGAATAGCGCGCAGACGTAATGCCGCTAACAGCGCTACCCGCCAACCCTAAACGGACGTACCCGTCGTTTGCCAGCGCAAAACTTACCGTACCGGCAGTGTGGTTCAGATCAAGCGTGACTTTCGCGCCCACGGTCTGAAAGGCACTGCCGGTTCCGGTGAAATCAGTGGTAATCAAGACATTCGTGCTGTCTGTCGTGCCGCCGCCTGACATGGCCGCAGCAAGTCGGCTCAACACTGTGTTCGTTGTGCCGGTGTTTTTGGTGGTGTTAACGCCCCCCGCCAGAGACAAACCCGTGGACGAGAAGGTGCCCATGTTGGCACCGCCCAGCGCAATCGAAAGCGTGCCGTCGCCCGGCGTTGCCTGATAAAAGCCGGTATCGACATCGCTGCCATAAATCATACCAGGGGCGGCGGCAGAGCCATCTGCAATAACAACAGCACCAGCAGATGCCGGGGTGAAGCCAAGGGCTGTGATGATGCGGGCCGAATTGACTGCGGGGGAATACGAAATAGCCATATCAAGTCCCCTGCTGATAGACGAGGCTCTGTCCCGCAGTGCCGATAAAGGTAATCGCGCCGACCGGACACTCCGCGCCCGTCAGCGTCAGCATGTCACCAGACAGCAGAGGCCGAGACGTTGCGAGGACTGCCGTGCCACCAGCAATGTTGACGCTCATCTGCGCGTTCCCAATCGGGTTCCAGATCGAGATGGCTTTGCGTCCCGCAACGGCGGCAACCAGCGTCGTGGACGTGGGACCGGCGGTGACTGCCACCGCCGTGGGAGCGCCCCAGGTGATGCCGCCGCCGACGGGGGCGGCCCCTGAGTCGACGGTCTTCAGGTATCCTTGCGCATCCACCTGCACAAGGATGGTCTGCCCATCCCCAAAGACCTTTGGCGACTCCTGATACTGGCCTGCAATCTGTTCAACGGGCATTGTGGCCTCCTAGGCGTAGACGCGGATGCTGAAGCCATCCGGGTCCTGATAAGCGACGTTGTCGCCAAGAAATCCGAGATAGAACGTCGTCGTGGTTCGTCCCGACGCCGTCCGCTCCATGAAGATGGTAGAGTTCGTGGTGACGAGCGGATCGCTGAGCGTCGAGCCGGTGACGACGTAGTTCGCGTCCGGCATGGCGGGCGACATGACGACCGTCACTTTGCCCTGCGCGGTGCGCGTGATGCTCGAAATCCCGGTCTGCTTCTGGATGGTGATCGTGGTGCCCGACATCGTGCAGTAGGCTTGGGCGTACTGTTGAAGAGGCAGAACCGCCGCGCCTGTGGCTGGCTGGTAGCTTGTGCAACGCCAGTTTCCGGAGCCTTCCGACTCGAACTCGGCGCAATCGCCCGCCGCCGTCGTGATGTTCGCGCCCGTGGGCAGGATCAGCGACGTGGCGTTGTGGGTGAGCGTCAGGATGCCGCCAAACACCACCTTGCGGCGCACGCCCGAGGCAATCGTGCCGAGCGCCGTGATGGTCGTCGTTCCAGTGACCCGCACATAGTTAGACGCCGCCGCGCCGATGTCCGTGGTGGTGGCGCTGGCCACATCCACCCGCACCGCCTCGTTGAAGGCCGCGCTCGTCATGGTGAGCGTTGCGGTGACGCTCGTTGCGCCGCTCAGCGTGCCGCCTGTGCGGGGTAGCGCGGGATAGGAGGAGTTCTGTAGATGAAATACCGGCGTCGCCGCAGAAACCGCGATTTCGTAGACGCCACCGGATACGATGTCGCCCGCCGCCATCGCCGCGCCATTGGGCCAGACAAGCGCGCCCGACCCTACCGTGCTGACATCGACCGTCATCGCTCCGGTATTGGTGGACGCAGCCTTAAAGGTGAACGTCTGCCCGGCCGCATAAGCCGAGATTCCCGGCGTGGGGGAAAGCGTAATCGCGTCCGCCGTCCCGCCTGCCGTGCCGCCGTAATTGATGGCGCCGTCCGCGACCTGTGACACGCGCACGCTATCAGCCGGCGACGAGCCGATCCCCAATCCGGTGAGTTTGTTGCCCCCCATCGGCTGGTTGCCGGTGTAGACCGTCTGCCCGTCTTTGCTGATGGACTGCGTAAGAGCCGCGCCGATGTCGGACAGGTCGGAATTGACCGCGCTCGACGCAATCGTCGTTCCCGGCGTGAAGGGGGGTTGTGGCAACGAATATGTGCCTGAACCATTACGCGCCATGTGTCACCGTGGAGATGAGGCAAAGCCGCCCGCAGCGCCGGCAAGACCAGCGTTAACGGGACGGGCCGCGCCCTGTTGCTTGAGGATGGCGTCAATCAGCGAAAGCGTTTCGGCGTTCACTTGAGCGTTAGGATTGGCGAGAAGATCGGCCAGCCGCGAACGCACGGCCTCGCTGGGCTGGCGTGCCTTTTGGTAGCCCGTTGCAATCATCTGCAGAATGGAGGCGGGCGTTGTCGCGCCGCCTTGCGGGATGCTCAATGCCGCGTCGTCCGCCATGGAGGCAAGCCGCTCGGCAGTTTGTGAGCCTTGAAGAACCTTGTTTTGCGTGTCCGCAAAAGCGCGTTCGGCACCGGATCGCTTGATAAGCTGTTCAGCGGCATCAGGGCCGTAAATCTCAGCTAGCTTCTGCTGCATGATCTGGTTGTCGGAGATCGACTTGGCGAGCCGGCGCGTTGATTCTGGGCCGCTAGTGGCCGCGTCGCGCATGACATTGGACGATCCCACCTGGAACGCCTGAAGTTGGCGCAAGTCGGCACCCGGCAAGTCCGCCGCGAGGGCAGCCGGCGAGACATTGACCGCCGCCTCACCCTGTCCCGATTTCATAAAGTCGCCGCCGCGCTTAAGCCAACCTTCGCCCGTGCGCTTGTTGTAAAGGGACGCGACCTTTGAATAGGCTTCGTCTGCCGCTTTGATGCTGGGGTTTGCATCGTAAAGCGCCCTTTCCCATCGGCTCCCGATGTCATCCACGAAGGATTGGTTGACCGCCTTGCCCGACTGAAACGCCGCCTGCGTGTTCTTGTTCATCATGCGCTTGACCATGTGCGCGGCTTCGGCGGCCCCAAGCTGAACGCCGTTTTCTTCAGCGTCCGCGATGATCTGGTCCATCGTCTTGCGAATGGCCGGAACCTTTAACAGTTCATCCATTTCCGGGGAGACGTTGAACTTTCCTGCGCGCAATACCGGGTCATAGAGTTCGCTGCCGGTCTGCGTCTTGTATGCCTGCAGGAACTTCTGCGCGTCGTAGACGCTGGGCACGTTGGCCTGATCGCCCATCGCCCCCAGCATCCGCTGGCCCGTCTCGCGGTTGCGTTGACCGAAAGCCGCTGTGTATTTCTCTCCAGCCTCTCCCGGTAGCATCGCTCCAAGGTTGGCAAGCCTCGTCGCGCCCTTGCTGGTGTCAGCGAGGAAAGCCCCTTCGCCCAGATCGCCCAATCTGGTGCGTGCCTGTCCCGTGCCACCGCTGCGGGCAATTTCCAAGGCTAAGCGCTTACTCGCCGCGTCGCCCTCGATGTTGCCCGCCGCGATGCGTGAACTATCGGCAATGGTCGCCGCCAGACTGTCCTGCGTGATGTTCCCGCCTTCGGGAGCGGCGGCCGACAGGGACTTGTAGGGAACCTGCGGCGCGAACTTGTCGGCAAGATTGCCGGTCGCGCGCAATACGCCCGGCGCGAACTTTTCGTAGAGATACTTTGCCCCCGAGCCGACAACCGGGAGAACGCCACCCACGGCACCACCTACGGCGGCCGGGATGACGGCATTTGCGGCCCTGTTATCAAATCCGCCCTCACCTTCGCCAAAGCCCTGAGCGCCGCCAAGGACAGCACCGGAGGCCGCGCCACGCAGCATCATGCCGGGCAAGCTCGTCGCGCCGCCGCCAAGCAACGCCTGCCCGCCTGGAAGCATCATCAGTGCGCCCGTGCCGGCAAGCGTGCCGGCGACGCCAGCGCCCGTGGTCGTGACCGGATAAGCTTCTGCGTCGCTCTTGGTCTGCGCCCTCTGGCGGGCAAGTTCCTCGTCGTATCTCTGGCCCTGTGTCGGGGCATTGGAGACGGTTTGCGGCGTCGGGCTGCCGCCGATGCTCTCGTCCCTCTGGAGAGCGGGGCCGCTCATCATCCAGTTAGAAAATTTGGGGAGCGCCGAGCGCACACCGGCCGCAATCTCGTCTCCAAAGCCCAGCGTTGCGCCCTGCCCAAAGGCATTGGCAGCGGCGTCAGAACGGCCCTGCGGCTTGCTGCCCTTTTCGCGGGCAAGGAACGTGCGGGCCGCATTGGCCGCCTGTGCCGCGTCCGGGGCGTCCACAACCACCGTGCGCCCGTCGCCTAGATCGACTTCAAACTCGCTCATAGCGGCTTGCCGTCCAGGCTGATCCGCTGGCGCGTCCCATCCCCACTGCCAGACGACGGAGTACTGCTGCGAGATTGAGTTGGACGATAGGTCGGGCCGGCATTCCGAGACATGCCGTCAACGGCGATTTGCCGATTGATTTCCTTCTGCGCGATGACCTCTTTTGAATCTCCAGGTTGCGGGAAGTACTGACGATCCGCCGCTACGTATTCGTCTTTACCAATCGCAGCCCCCGACTCCTTGCGGAGTTGCGAATAAATAAAGTTGTTCTTTGCCTGCTGGTAACGCTGATATTCAGACGAGCGAACTTGATTGGCAGCGTAGTCGCCAATGAAAGGAATAGAGCCCACCAACCCGCCCTCGCCAGCGGTTTGCACCGATGTTGGCAATTTCGCCACAACTGCGTTTGCCTCTGCCATGCGGTCCGCGTATGTCGCGGCCAGCGCCTGAGTATCATTCATGGGCTTGTTGGCTTCGCGGCGGTCATGCTCCTCTGCGTCAAGGCGGCGCTTCTGCTCAGCCTCCGACTGCGCATCAGTGCGCCTGCGCCCATACTCAAAGTCGCCCTGAAGGCGCTGGTATTCCAGCTTCTGGTTCTCGAAAGAGGCATCCAGGTCGCGCTGCATATGGGCGACCATCGCCTGCTCGGCTTGAGCAGGGTTTTCCCTCCCGTATCCGCCTCGGCGGAAGCGATCAACGTATGGCGCGGCAAGCTGGGGCGGCATGTCACGCGGCGTCATGCGCTGCGGAAGCTGCGGCGGAGCAACCATCGTCGGCCCCTGCACGCCCTGCGGCGACGGCGTCGGCGGCATGCCGTTGGTATCGGCGGTTCCCTGTGCAACTTGCGGCCCCGGCTGCGGCGGTTGGCCAGCGCCAGGAAACCGCGATTGCGCCATCTGCAGGAACTGGCCGACAGTCTTGCCCTGCATGTCGGGGTTTTGGGCAATCCACTGTTGCGGCACGACAGACGCCATCGGCGCGTTTGGGTCTGCCTTGAGAAGCGTCTGCGCGCCCTGCGCGCCAGTGCGATGGGCAAGGTAGAGAGCGGCCGGAGTCGGAGCGATGCCCGCCGCCTGTAGCGTCTGCGCGTTGCTTGCGCGGAACCGTCGCTCTGCTTCCGCCTGCAACTCCGGGGAGGCTTGGCGCGGGTCTGCCGGGAGGTTCAAGTCCGGGTTTTTCGCGCGCACGTCCGCCCACGTCGGCGGGATGAATTGGAACTGCCCGCCCGCGCCAGACTGCGGATTGAGCGCCGTTGGGTTGTTTCCGCTCTCGAAGCCGCCAAGCGTGCCTTGATAGCCGCCCGGAGGCGGAGGCGCGCCTTGCGTGATCTGCGGAGCGCCATAGCTTGCGCCAAAACTTCCGGCCGCCGTCTGCAAGCCTTCGCGTTGCCGGTCAATCTTGGCCTGCTCGACGGCCATTTGCCCCGAAAGCCGCGCGCCGTACTCGGGGTCAATTGCCGTCAGGAGCCCGATCTTCTTCTGCGGGTCCGCCTCGGCCATGACTTCCGCAAGCTTGGTGTTGCGGTCCTCGGTGGCCTTCTTCTCCTCCACATCGACGGCGTAATTGCCGTATGCGCCGGCCAGTGTCTGCGCGAGACGCGAGACGCCCTGCCACGGCGACTGAATGGGGCTGGCGTCCATGCCCTGCTCTTGAAGGCGTCGAGCGAAGGCGCGGCGAGTGTCGTAGGGGTTGGCACGGCGACCCAAGCCCGAAAGGGTGTAAGCAAGGTTGTTGTCGTCGGGCATGACGGTCATCCGGCAATCTCCCGCTGCAGATGAGCCCACAGGGGCGCGACTTCTGCCGCCACCACTTCAAGCTTCGCCCGGTAGGTCTCACTCAGGGCCGGATGATGCTTTGCCAAATAGGCAGCGCGGCCTTCGCTCCACCACGCCGGGCACGTCGCGCACTCGGGAGACTGCACGCCGTTCTCGTAGACGCGGCAGATCGGAGCGCCGACTTCTCGCAGGTAGGCGAATACATCTTCGTCCGACCAGTCCAGCAACGGCAGCCACAGGTCGTATCCAAGCCCCGTAGGCCCGTCTTCAGCCGGGAGCCGTTTCATATCTGCGCGTTTCGTGCCCCTGATGACGAGCGTGCAACCGTCGTTCAGGGCCGCATTGTGCATCGGCACCATGATATTAAACGCGCAGCACTCAAAACGATCCACGAGGCGGCGGTCGCTCATGCCGATTTTCACACCCAAAGGCGTGCAGGAGCTTGGCACGAGGTCGCTAGGCAAGCCGAAGCGCTCGTTCCAGTCAGCCGCCTGCGTCTCGATGCGGACGAACGACGGCACCATAGCCTCAACGCTATCCACGATCTCCCGCACTTCTGGCAGTAGGTCGCCGGTATCGACATGGTAAAGCGTCAGGCGGTCCCAATGCGGACGCAACAGGTGGACCAACGCAAGGCTGTCCTTGCCACCGCTGAACTGAAAGGCCACGTTCTTGTGGTTAGAAAGGGGATTCGTCATGAGACTTTGGCTTGTGCTTCTTCTGTGCGTTTCCGCATGTGCGGGGCGCGCGACAGTCGAAGGGACAGAAAAGGGCGGCGTGGCGACTTGGTGGAATCATCCAGACGCAACGCTCGCAATGCAGGCCGCAACGACGCATTGCGCTCGCTATGGCCGCATAGCAAAGCCGACTCAGGTCGAGTGGACGGGAATGATGACGTTTTCATGTGAGTAATCAAAACGCAGCCAAGCCGAAGTAACTGGCGGCCCCGCTGATTCCCGCGCTACCCAAGCCAAACAGTCCACCCATCGCGGCGTCCGAGCTTTTCTGCTGCATCTGCTGTTGGGCAAGCTGGCCCTGGTACTGGTTCCAGTAATTCCCGCTCACGTCAGTTGGCGCGACTTGCGTCTGTGCCACCTGACTGAACTGCGGCGTCTGCACGCCCGTCCCGGTGCCCATGAGCGCGGCCACCTCGTTGATCGGCTGCGTGCGAAGCGCCGTCATTTCCTGAATCGCCCGGTCGCGGGTGTTGCTCTCAAGCCCGTACTGTTGCGCGGCGGCGTTGCCAGCCTGCACGTCAGCCCCAAGGCGGAAATCGTTCTGCGCGCGGCTGTAATCGTCCTGCGCGGCCCGCCATGCTTCCGTGCCTACCGTGACGCCCTGATTGGCCAGGCGCTGCCGGAGCGCGTCCTGGTCCCGCTGCATCTGCGGCGCGGCGCGGTCGGTGATCGCCTGCAACTGCTGGCGGCGGTAATCCTCGTTGTACTGCGGAGCCGGGGCCAGCCCGTCGTAGCTGTAGGGCTTTGAGGTCGCGTCGCCGATGCGGCCAACGTACTGGTTGGCAAGGTCTGACGTGCCCTGCGTCAGCTGCTGTTGGCTGTTGTAAATCTTCTGCTGTTCGGGGCTGAGCGTGGTCGTCTCGTTCCACAGGGGAACATCGACGCCGCCCACGTTCTGCGTCCCGTTGACGGCGTAGGTCTTTGAGCCGTCCGGCCCGTACTGGTTGACGCGATTTAGGTAAGCGTTTGCAACCGCCGTGTTGACGTTGCTTTCCGTCTGCTGTTGCGAGACGTACTTAGGATCAGGGGCCGGGGGTGCCGATGCGCTCTTGCTGCCCATATGCCTGCTTTTCGGTCGGGCGTCGGACCTTTGGGCGTGGGTTTTTCCACCTCGCCTCAAATTCTCCGCGCGTCATTCCGCAAATGCAGGCATGAACATTCTTGGCGTACTGGTGCCGTAATGTCCCTTCCGGCTTCAGGCCGATCCCTTCGTTGAAGCGGAGCGCCCGCTTGTTCGTGGAGGGTGTGGCCGTCACTACCTTCCTACAAGCATACTGTAGAAACGGTATGCTCAGCAAGGTTGAAATAGAGCGACGTGTTGCCCATTTCGGGCTTGCCGCCGCAAATGAAATCTCACAGGTGCCGTACCACGTCTTGCCGTCGATCTCCTTCGGCGCCGTGTAGTTGTGGTAAATGCACACGGCCAGGAGCGGAAACGTCAGATCCCCGCCAGCCACGACACCCACCGCCCTCATGCTCGCGCTCGGCGTCAGATGCGGGATGCGAACCGCCGCCCATTCAAGGAGCTTCAGGTTCTCGGCGTCAGTGGACGGGAAAAAGATCGTATGGCTCATATAGATGTCACCGTCTCCCAGCCTGCCCCGGTATTCTGGCAAAGCTTGTTAAGCGTGCCGTCATAGACGAGCGTGCCTTTGACGTTCGGCAAAGCGTTTTTCTGCGTGGTGGTGATCGGCGTAAGCCGGACGGAAGCAAAGGCGCCCGCCTCGTCCATGCCCGCGCCCGTCAGAACCGCATCGACGCCGCGCCGGAACAGTTCCTCGCTGGGCTGAAAAATGGGGATGATCGCCATTAGAGCGCCACCCGCTGGCCAACTTCGTACTTCAAGTCCCAACTGTTCAGGATGACCTGAATGCCCCGGCTTTGGCCCATCATGTGAATCGATGCCGTCGTGCCAATGCCGGTGGCTGCGTACCAATTGTTATAGGGCGAAGCGCCGTCGCCCCACATGCCCACGTCCCACTCCGACACGTCCCAAACTCCGCCCTGTGCGCCTGCCGATA